CAACTCATCGTTGATTGGCTTGACACCAGCAGGATTTGCATTGCGCTTTTCAAATACTTTTCTAGTTCTATCATAAATCAGTTCTGCGTGTTGCTGCTCACTCACACCTTTGACATCAAGACTAGCTGACTTTCTAAATGACGGATTATCTTCCATATAGGCAAGGATTTTCTTTATGGCTACATCTTTGTCTCTAAGGTTAGCAACTGCAATAGACCCAACCTCGTCATTTGATATGTAAGAGATACGCTTTAACCAGGCTAGTTGTGAGCCTTCGTCCATATCACCCATTGTTATACGACCAAGACCGCGCTTGCCCTGTGCCTGTGTGTAGTTTTTGGCTCTAGGTTCATTAAAGGTCAATGCGTTCAATCTGCCGTGTTCGCGTGCGAGCGCAGTCATATTGGTTGCATAGTCAGCGCCATTGGCGTAGTTAATTGCACCCTCGCCAATTGTAGCAAAAGAGTTCTCAAGGTTTCCGTAGATTAAATGCTCGGCAAGTATGTCTGACTCTGCTTCAAATAATGGTCTTTTGCCTCTTGCTTTTAGGAAGCGGTTAACCCTGCCCGATGTAAATGCAGTTGCCATAATTATACGGGTTTCTTCTACGACATTAGCAGACGCGGTTGCTTTCAATCCGGCTATCTTCTCGGTAATTACCGTCTTGGCTGCATCATCTGGTGCTAACTTTAATTCTTCTTTTAGTTTAACTATCTCTGCTTTGGCTGATCGGATAACATCATCTACACCAAGGATTTTCGCAGACATTCTTTCTGCTTCTTTTTTGTTAATAAGTTTCATTGCAATACCCAAAGGGTTGTCATTCCAACTACCTGATTCGCGTACTGCGGCTAGAGCAGTATTGAAGCGAGTCGAAAGGTAGCGGTTTTTAGCAAGACCCCAAGGAGATCCACCGATTGCTAGGTGAACCATTAAATCCTCACCAGCATTACGGATTGCGTAGCGGTATCCGGCAAGTGTGCCGAATGACCAAACGCCAGTTACTTTATCAACCCACTCTTTGTTGGCTTGACCCATCATCTTGTCAATAATTCCAGAACGAACTGCCAGTCTGTCTAGGTCTACTAAATCAGGTGCAGAAACAATGTTATTAAAATCTGATGCAAATGCACCTTGGTTATCAAACTGACCACCGATGTCATAGACACCACCTTTGCCACCCCATTGCCGAGCAATCTTGCGACCGGATTCGGTTAGGTTTAATCCGCGAGCCTCGGCAATGCTTTGCCAAATACCCTTAAAGATTTCTCTACGCTTACCCAAGTCATCTGTTGACTCAAAGGCTTCTGTTATCATCTTCGCGTCTAGCTCTGGCATAATCATACGAGCAGATTGGTAAATCTTAGAACCAGCGTCAGAAGCGATTAAGTCAAATTCGTTATTCCTAAACAACGGCGCAATAGAAAACTTTGCTTTTGCCCGGTCAATGCGTACTGCAATTTGGGCACCGGATAATCTTACTGAACCTTTTTGGCTGTTTACTTGCTTAACAACGTTACCAAGTTGCTGAGGTTCCTCTGATAGGATTTTTAACACACCATCTGTGGTAACGGGTGAACCCATAAAATCGTTAAGGATACTTGGACCAAACTTGTCTAAGTTGAAAGTTTTGTTGGCGGTGGTTACTAGTTCAATGCGAGCCTTGCGAACGGCATCCATACGCGGAATTAAAACACGCTTGCGCCCGATAGCACCTTGTAACATCTTTGCTGCATCTTGGGTATTAAGAAAGAAAGCCTCGGCTGTGCGTGCATCTTTGATGTCAGCCTTCTGGAATAATTTAATTACTCCCGAACCAAACTCAGGTGCAATTTTTTTAAGTTCATTACGCGCAAGAGCCATAGCCTTTAAGTCATTTGATGTTTGAGCCTTGCCATAGTTATCTAATTTAGTTCCGTAGGTATTCCAGAACGCTTTTACATTTGGTCTAGCAAAGGTTTCGGCTACTTTCCCAGTACCACCGGTTACAATATCTAACGAGTACCTAGCAAATAGAAACCCACTACGGACTTTAGATGCAAGAACGGTAGGGTCTGCAAACAAACGGTAGGCAGTATCAACTGCGCCAGAGATAGCACCCCACATAAAGCCATTTTTTACAAGATCGCCGGGTGTTACCCTGTCAACAAGGTTAGCAACAAAGCGACCAGGGGAATACTTGGCAGATTTAACTAAATCGAGTGCATCGTCAAACAATGCTCGTTCTTTTTCAACATCATTAACGCCAGGTATAGCCTTGTTCAATGGGTCTAAGAACATTACATACTTTTTTTGCTCATCACTTACTGATGCAAGGATTTTAGCGGTAGCCTCACCTGATGCAATTCGCATAGCTACTGTTATAGCGTCATTGCCATACAAAGACCTAGCCTTATCAATGCGACCCGGGCTAAATACTTTATCGCCCTTGTCATTTGCTATATCCCAAGCGTTGCCCTTACCAAACAGGGGTACATTTTGATCGCCAGCAATAGATGCCGTACGAAACGCTCTAGTTGACAGGTCTGAAATTTCGATTAAGGTGTTAAATATCTTTTTAACTGGCTCAACTACGGGCATTGTGGCATAGTGCCAAGCAGTTCCCATCCATCCACGACTAGGCTTGGTCAGAGGATCTTCCATACCGTAGGTCTTGGTTAAAGACTGTTGCTCTTCGGGTGTCTTAGCATTAAAAGCCTTGTTAGCGACATCTCTTGGTAGGTTGGAAAGTTCCTTGTGGGTATTCTGTTGCTTAATAAAGTTATCCATCTGAGCCTTTTGTGCAGGAGTAAGTCCGGCTGCAAAGGATGCGGTCTTTAATGGTTCAGCCATTAGTCTCCACGCGCTAGTGCTTCCTGATACAAGATGGCAATTTCACCTGTATCATCATATGGAAGCATTGCCACCAAGGTATCTGACAATTTGGTTGATGTTTTGGTCATCATTAGTGCGCTAGAGCCGGCACCACTTCCCATATCAATACCATTAGTAACAGGTTCATTGGGACGACTAGTGGGGTCATACATACCAGTAACGGGTGTCTGACTTGGCTGACCTAAACTCTCACGAAACCTACTTGGTGCTTGCCCACGAACATCTGGACTAGTTGAAAGAGCTGCACCTGATTTAATGTCAGCAGTCTCAACACCCTCACCGTAACCGGTAGAACCCATATCTAACCTATCAGTGCGTACTGCAAACTTTCCAGGACCCGACACACCTGCGAGAGGGTTCATTGGCGCAGTTGTCATTTGTCTCCCTCTAAACTTTCTAAATCTTTAGCCATATCTTCCCAAGTGTTGTTAATCTTGGTGGTGCGATTGGAGTGGTAAATTGAAACTTCCTTTAATTCATCTGCGAATGTTTCTACTATCTGTGTAAAGTTATGAACCAAGTTGGCAAAGATGACCACAAAGTCTGATAAGCGTACAGGGCGCGGTATTTCATCTTTATGATTTAGCACCCTGTACACCTTTCAAATAAAGTCATTATCCTTTTTTTACTTTGGTTCCCTTTTTTCCTGCCGAGACAGTACCAAAAACGATGTCCAATCCCTTTGCCTTGCCTGTCTTGACAACTTTGCCTTCAACATTCTTGGACATAGGTGCTGGTGCGACTGATCCTTTTTTCATATTTACACCTCCCTCGGTTATGCTCCACCGGATATACCGGCTAGTAGTTGGGCTATATCGGGTTTTTGACCAACAGTAGGGGCCTGACCAGCTTGTTCTTGTGAAGGTTGCTGCGAGGCAGAAGCGGTCGGCTCACCTACTGTTGGAAGTTGTGATCCACCTGGCATAACCGCGTTAGGGTCTATGGCTGGTGGTGGTGGAGGTGGTGCAAATACTTTCTGTACAATTGATTCTAGCGAGAGCCCCTTTTGTCGACCCGCGATAACATCTGCGATGTGCGCGACAATCTGAGAAGGGTCTTGTCCCTGCGATGCCAGTACTGGAATAGCCTGGGCATACTGAGCCACAGCAACGCGCAGAGAGTCCCGCATTTCTTCGATATCAACACGTTGCTCTTCTTGGGTAACATTTAACTCCATCGGAATCTCTCGGCGAACGTAATCTCTGGAAACTAATTTATCTGAACGCATTTGTAGCAAAGCAATGATGGCGCGGTTCGGGTCCATACCCGACATAATTCCATAGCGAACATCTACACCGTACTCACCCTTGATATCTCGAGAGGGGGTGTACTTCATTGAGTAAGGGGTGCCATCGTCTGTACCCTTGATAGTCTTGGACATATTACCAAAGACCTTTTCGTCTATCTCAAAGCAAAGCGAAAGTAGTTCGGTAAAGAGTCTAGCAAACTGTGCTTGTGCTGCTTTAATCTGTGTGTCAAAACCTGCTTGTAGGGCTTGTACGCCGCGACCAGTAACAACTGATGAACTGGACTCACCTGAACGAGACTCAGGGTAGCGTGCACCGATTCGCAGTTCGCGCTCTAGTACGCCGGACTCAGTAAAGATACCTGGTGGAAGTTCTAGTGGAACACGGCGAATACCTTGTGGGTTGGCTGAGCGCATAATCGCATCTGGTCCAAGGGCTAATTCTTGTACATCTTGTGGAATAGCAATAGGTGCTTGAATGGATTTCTCTGCTGCTTGGATTTGCAAGATAGCAAACCGCGCGCGCGCTAACTGAACGCCCAATACATCATCAAACTGACCGCGAGCATCACCATCTAAAGATGGGCGCTGGATTACTCTTGCTAAACATTTACCTAACACGTTCTTAGTCTGACCTAAGACCAAGTTCTTGCGCTCTGGTAAGTAGATAAGGTCTTGGTCTTTGTCGTGGTAGCGCACTAGTGAAAGATATGGGGCAACACTTTGGAATAGTTCTTTACCCATAATTTCATCGTAGAACTCAGGGTACTGAGATGCTAAGGATTCAGGGTCAGTAACAATTATCTGAGTTAAGGACAGGGTGCGACCAAAGCGATCCATTTCAGCGTAAGTACCAAATGGGCTAAGTAATCTAATGCGAGGGTTGTTATCGTCATAATCCATCTCGATCATCGCTGGCAGGAACCCGTAGGTGTTATACCAATCAGCACCGGTATACATCTGCAATTGCAGGTCAGAGGATGAAAGGTAATAGTTTCCAATACGAGTTCTAGTGTCTGCTGCTTTGCGTGCAGCATCTGAAACCATATTCGTAGCAGAGCAGTTAACAGATGGCAACGGTGCCATTGCTTCTGCTAGGTCACGCGCAGCTACATCAATAAAGTTGGCAACAAGTGGCTTCGGGTAGTCATCATTAAACATTCCAGGAAAGACCTTGGATATGTCTCCTTGACGCACCGAGAGGACATCACGCATCCTGCTATCACGTGCCTGATTGCGAGACTTCAAGCGGGATATCTTCGCTTCTATCTCTTTTACACTTAGCACTATGGTGTCCTTACGGTTGGTTAAAGCTTGGTTTGCTTACTTCTTCTTCTTCTCGCCCATTTTCTTCATAAGCATCTTTTTTTCCAGAGCCTTGGCAACCTCAGCATCTTTCTTTCCTTTTGGTGTGTATGGGAATTTCTTACTATTTACTTTTGGCATTTTATTCTCCTTAGATAACTGTTCGGTTTTGTTCGGCAAAGATTTCATCAAGATTGTAAACTACTCTCTTACCTAGTTCTTTTTTAGATAAGAATGGGTTACGCAAGTGGTGGGTAGCAAACTTTCCGTAGTTAAGCATTTCTCTTGCGCGGATCTCACAATTTCCTGTTGGTATCAAATCTTTACCAGCAAGAAATACGTGCGAATCGTGGTCTACTGTTATACAGCGAGTATCAGCTTCTCCATCAGGTTCGACAGATTTAACCACAAGGTAGTTGCGTGGTCTAGTATTCTTAAATACAGCAACCCGTTCAGCCTTGCGAGGAAGTCTAAATGGATTCAACGTATCGGAACTAGGAGTAAAGAGAACTCTCGCATACCTTTGTGTGTTGCACAATTTACCCATAACCATTACATTCTCTTTGGATTCATACCATTGGATGTTGGTACGAAAACCAAGAGACTTGGCTAGGAAATCAACGCCTTCAATAAGATTGGGATTTACATTTGCAAAGTACGAGCGTGATCGCCCGGGATTAACTGTTCCGTCTGTATCCATTAAGCCTTGTAGTAAGGAAAGCCTTTGTTGTAGGCTTCCATTTAGATACATCTCGGGAATGTGTTTGTTGTTTAATAAATTTAATTCAACTAATTTTCCACGAATTCCAGTTACACCAAATGACTTATCGTTGGAATGGTCAGATGTTTTACACCCAGTTGCTTCTATGTTTGCCCGCATAAATGGTTTATCATCTTTATGGGCATATATCGTTGCCTGTCTAGCATCACCATCACCAAGCCAGACACCAAGAACATAGGGATCAATCAGTAAGTCTTGTTCTGGGAGTTCAATCGGCTTAGGGATAGCGATTAAAGAATCCTTAAATTCTGGCGATAGTAATTCAGATGTCATAACCCATCTAGGTTCAAGCCGCTTGTTTGCAAAAGTCTTTGGAGTAACCCACCACTTATGCTCGGCTGTTGCTACTAGATAAGTCCCATCCGACATTGTAACCTTAAATACAGGTTCTTTGAAAATTGGAGTCAGCCCTACTACCTGTGCAACGCTACCTTCGGCTGTGGCAACAAAGTCACCATCTTTGACGGTACCCATTGTTTTCCAACCGGAAGTTGTCCAGAGTGGTGTATCGGTTTTTAACTTAAACCATAGCGCCATCACCATATCGGTTTTGCCCTTGGTGGTTGGAGTCCAAGTGATTAACTGCTCTAGTAATGCTTTAACGTTTTCGGTCTGGTCTGATGGTAGGTGAATCAAGTTATCCCTGTGGTGTTTTCCATCTGCTTGCTTGGTACCAAACAAAGTAGACATAGCAGCTACACCGAAACCTGAGTCCCACTTGTTACTACCAGTATGGTGCTCTTTGAACTGTATGCCTCTGTTAGCAAGGTGCATACGGATACCTTCATCTTGAGTTAAGAAGGATTGGAAGGCGTTTTTTTCAACGACCCATTCTGAGATGGGGTAGATGCTTGTCCAATCAAAGATAAGATTTCGGATAGCAGCAGGACTTGGACGAGTAATTTTGATTGCATCTACGATATACCTTTTGCTAGTAGCCCGGTCAATCCCATAACAGATAGCAGCGGTGTCACCCACCATAGCGGGGTCTAGCCCTGCAATAAATGTAAAGCCACTTAAATCTCTCGGGTGCCCTGGGTGTCCAGCAACTAGGGGTCCAGACTTTCGCATAGCATCAATAGATCCACGCACACAAACTTGGTCAAAGGCAGCGTTCTCAGATACATCTTGCTGCTGATAAACTAATGCCCAAGTTGCAGCATCCATAGCTTGACGTTCATTGTAAAGGTTACGACCAGACCAACGCGGGTATAAACCATCTGCGTTAAGGTCGGACTCTAACTGCCCATCAAAGGGTGCATCTGATGCTGGCCACAAAGTAACCCATTTGTCAGGGTCCTCGTTTGCCTCTAAAAGCGCCGGCATCGCTAAATACTTCCACGGAACCTGACCGCCCGGATAGCGATCTTCACTTCGTAGTTCGCGGTACAGGTCTACGGATGCAACGCGGGTTCCAATAATGATTAGCTTACCGGTTGGGTTAAGGCGAGAACGTACATCTTGGGTAAGCCATCTAATTTGCTTCTCAAACTCATTGGCGTTCTTTAAGGTAACAGCATCATCTACAATAATCATATCTGCACGCTTGCCGTAAATCTGACCA